TATAGGCTTATTTGTAGGGCAGGGGAGGGGAGACGATACAAAAACCCTTATTTATATGGCTCTAGCCTCATCGTACCTTATAAAAGAGGGGGCGCGCATGCACCACTGGGGGGTGTGGGGTAGTACGTACACCTACAAATACACAGAAGTGGTTTTTTAGTTTGTGACACACCCCTTTACAAATACATATACATAGTGTATAACTCTATATAATAAAGGAGATACCTATGAAAAGCTGTACAGTATGTAATGCAACAAAAGAATTGCATGAGTTCGACAAAATACGGAATACTAAGGGTGATCAGGTTCCGACAGGGAGGTGTAAGGACTGTAGAAAATCCTACATAAATGAATATAATAGTAGAAAATCCTATAAAACAGGCTTAAAACGGGAGGAATACCTAAAAAGTGTACGTAAACCGAAGCTTTCTCCTGCAGAAAAAGAGGAGCTAGGTAAAACTAAGTGGAATGCTGCATATTTTAAGGCATGCAAAAAAGCAGAGCAAGATCGTATAGATTTTCTCATTGCCAATATTAAAACCTGTGGCAAGTGTAGTAAAGATTTAGAACTAGCTAGGTTTCATACACGAAATCGTAAACGTAAAGACGGTAGTACCTATAAAACAACCTACTCTTGGTGTAAGACATGCAGACGTATTAATAACAACTACTATGAAAGCACAACTAATGGTAAAAAAGCAAAGAAGAAAAGAAAAGCACTGCGCGATAGACGCAGCAAGCAAGCTACACCTAAATGGCTAACCACTGAACAGAAACAACAGATAGTAGATACATATGAGCGTATGCGTGACCGTAGTGTCTCTACAGGTGTGGAATACCACGTAGATCATATAGTACCGCTAAAAGGCAAAAACGTCTGTGGGTTACACGTTCCCTGGAACTTACGTGTAGTTGGAGCTAAAGAGAACATCTCTAAGAGTAATACTTATGATGGGTGGAAATAGTGATCACGGAATGTTACAGTATGTTACAATTACATCACAATGTAGAATAAAGTGTACGATTATTCATTTAGGGGGTTGTGGGGGTACTTTCTTTAGCTATAACTACGTAGTAGTAGTAGAGAGTAGCTACATTCTTAGTAATAACTAAATACAAGTAATAAATAAGAAGAGTAGCTACTCTATATAAGAGTTGTTACATTAAGGTCAGTGGAAGAGGAAGAGTAGCTACTCTATAGTAGTAACTCTATACAAGTAATAAGAAGAAGAGTAGCTACTCTATATTACAAAATAGTAACAATAGCCTCTTGTAGTCCATATTCTAATGTAGTAGACTAGTTCTTGTAACATCCTCCCTCAGTACAATAATAATGTTACAACAACCTGGTACGTGCTTCACTCTATGTAGCTACTCTCTCCTCACTCTCCTCATATGTAGTTTGCGGCACGTACCACTTTTTCCCCCTTAAAGTAATAAAAGTGTTGACTCTTATGTCTAAACGCATACAACTATATGCATCCGATTCCGTATTAGAAGAGTTCTACTCTGCATTAGCTACTAATGATGTTAGAGCTTTCTCACGTGTACATATCCCTCGTAGTGACGTGTTCTACGTTAGAGAGCATCTACGATCTGTATTCCCTGATAAAGAGTTGACCTTAGATTACGTAGAGCGCTGTATGTACCTTGAAGGTATGTTGACCAGACATGACGTATTAGACCCTGATAGGAAGAGGCCCTATGAAAGCTCCAAAGAAGACCCCCGCTAAGCCTACTAAGGCTAAACGTAACTACACCATGAGTGGTGAAGGTAAGTACGACAAGTCCCCTAAGCGTATGGCAGACAACCGTGCTCGTAAGAAGGCACGTTATGCTATGGAAAAGGGTGGTATGGTATCTAAGGGTGACGGTAAGGATGTTGATCATAAGGACGGTAATCCTCGTAACAATGCTAAGTCTAACTTACGTGTACAGTCTGCAAGCTCTAACAGAAGCTATCCTCGTAACAAGAACGCAGGTAAGGCATGACAGTAGAATACAGGGGTGAAACATTTGCAGGTTATAACAAGCCAAAGCGTACACCTAAGCACCCGGATAAGTCCCACGCTGTACTTGCCAAGGAGGGTGACACCATTAAGCTCATCCGCTTTGGTGAGCAGGGAGCCTCCACAGCAGGTAAACCCAAGGAGGGTGAATCTGACCGCATGAAGGCTAAGCGTAAAAGCTTTAAGGCTAGGCACGGTAAGAATATCTCTAAGGGTAAGATGAGTGCAGCATACTGGGCTGACAAGGTTAAGTGGTAACTTGGTTACTTGTACATGTAGGTTTTGCTATGGTGTACTTCCAAGGTCAGCCACCATCTACGTATGTTAAGGTGTGCAAGTATCAGCACCCTACTAATCAGTTTAGTATAGAACGTCACTGGGTATGGCCTGAGATGCAATGCCCTCCAAGTTTAAGGAAGTAAGTATGTCTCTATATAAAAACATACACGCTAAGAAAGCTCGTATTGCAGCTGGTAGCAAAGAAACAATGCGTAAGCCCGGAAGCATGGGTGCCCCTACTGCAGCTAACTTTAAGGCAGCATCTAAGACAGCAAAGGTTAAAAAGAAACCATGAAGGGCGTAAAGCATTACACTGCAGACGGTAAAGAGTGGACAGGTAAGACCCACAAGCATCCTGATGGAAAGCTCATGACGGGTGCTAAAATGAGTAGCTCCTCTAAGAAACTTGTACATCTTAAAGACTTAAAGAAAGCAGTAAAGAAATGAGTTGTAAGCAATGCAATGATGGAAAGTGTACGTGTAAGGACGACACTACCAAGAAGGGTAAATAGAACATGAAGTACTATCAGAAGTATCAGACTGCCTTAGAGGCTGCAGGCTACCGTGTAGATGAGTATGGCTACGTATGGGACTCTATGGGCAACCAATCAGCTGGTGAAGACAACTATGGCAACGTACAGAGTAAAGACCCTAACGTTACAGCTATCTGTATTGAACAGGATGAAGCGCCTCTACTGTCTAAGCTTGCTAAGGTTACTAAGAAGGTTATAGCACCTAAGGGCAAGAAGCGTGCTCGTACTGATAAAGGTCACTACGTTAAGGATGATCCTAGTACTCCTGAAAATGAAGCATGGGTTGACGAGTAATGTCTATAGTTAATCAGGGCAAGCCATCACGGATGAAGTCTGTGTATGGTCACAACAGTACCAACGCTGTTGAAGTTATATATACTTGTCCTCCTAACTGTGTAGCAGAGTGTACCTTCATTCATGTAGTTAATGGTGGGGGTAGTACTAACTCTGTAGACGTTGAGTGGTATGTTGCTGCTGATACTTATACTTCTCACTTCTTGAGTGGTAAGAGTTTAGGCGCTAATGACTACATAAGCTTTAACAATATAGACCTAGTGCTACAACCTGGAGATAAGATACAGGTACAGCCTACAACCGCTGGTCATATTGATACTATCATTACAGTTACAGAAACGTTTGTGCCTATTGGGTAGCGGGTATGCAAACTTAGATGAGGTAAACTAGTACGTTATAGATATAACTATGTGTGAGTCTAACAAAGACATAACACACATGGAGATCCACAATGGAACTAGTATATAACTACCACAGCAAGTTTAGAGTTAAAACTACAAAGATAGTTAAGACCCTATTCAAAGCACTATTTAAGTTCTTCTCAGACTTAGGTGCTTCTATTTCTAAAGCACAACAACTTAGAGCAGACTTCTGGTTGATTAACAACCTGAGCGACAAAGACCTTAAGGACATGGGTATTACTCGTGGAGAGATTAAACAGCGTTTTTACAGTAAGTAAGAAAACTCTTGCATTATTACTATTGGGGAGTATAACTATTAGTTGTAGTACTTCCTCAATAGTGCTACCTATGTCCTGCCCTAAAGATAATAAGAAATGTCAGCGGAACTTAGATGCACAAACCTTATCATACATTGGTCAAGATAAAGCAGCCGTACAGCTTATGTGTAGCGACCCTGATCTTCGTAATGTTATTGGTGAGGATTGCAGTAGCTGGTGATGTTGTTGGGGACTTCTCTAATGGTTACGATAACTCTACAGTAGACAGTAACAACTTAGAGAGTGCCACTACTAACAACTACAACGCTACTGGTGCTGGCAGTGCTGCCCCTGTAATGAGTGCAATAGCACCTACTATTATGGGTGCTGGTGGTAATGACAGTTGCTTGATGCCTCTTACTACAGGTATTCAGGTTACAATGTTTGGTTTTAGCTCAGGTGGAGCTATACAGGATGAGTCTTGTAACAGACGTAAGAATGCTAGGCTATTAGGAGCACCACAGCAAGTTGGTGGACTAGGCCTTCAGGTATCAGCTATTAGTATTCTCTGCCAAGATCCAGTTGTATTTCGTAGTATGATGTTAGCGAATACACCCTGTCCCATTAATGACAGTAAGACAGGTAAGTTGCTCATGGGGAGAGCAGCTATACAAAAGTACAGAGATAGCCCAGCGCTTTACATAGTTGGTTATATTCTAGACATAAAGTTTTGGGATACCCTTTTACGGGTGGGAGAGGAATACACAGATGAAGACGCTATTGAAGACACTGCTCCTAAGCTCAGCCTTAGTCAGCGTTTCCGCAGCAGTAAGCGCACAGGCGACTGATCCTAACACAATGACGGGTCAAGAAAAGATTGACTATCTCATTGCTTCTATTGGTGACATACAAGCCCGTATCTTAGACAGTGGTGTTCGTACTGTAGGTGCTGTAGGTTATGCTGCTATTGGTGGTGTTGTTACAGATGCAGCTATGGCTGATGGACTAATTACTGTAGATGAGTTAGGCATGTACCTAGACGCTAGAGATCTTGTACTTACTCATGACTACGCTATTGCTACCACAGCAGAGCAGCTGTTCATGCAGGAACATGCAGCTAATATGAATAGCCTCAACACAGCAGTAGACAACTTAACTGCAGCCTCTTCTGTTATCATGGTTGCTGTAGAAGTTGCATCCATTGCAAGTGAGGCAGATACAAAGCCTGAGCAGGTAGCCCTACAGGGTATGCTAGACACAGATGGATATAGCATTGATGCTAAAGAAGTTAATGACTACAACGAATCTATAGTTGCTGTAGAAAAGTTTGCACAACAGGCTGGTGCTTTTATGGCTGCAGCTAATAATAATGAACTGACAGCAAGCATTGATAGCTATGCTACTCAGGGTAACTTTATGGTTGGTAGCTACACAGCTATTACTTATACACAAAACATTGATGAGTTTGTAATTACGTGGGCTGACTCTGGGTTCAACTCTGGTTGGCAGGGTTACTTAACTCCTGAGATGAAGAACGCAGCTGATCTTTATGCTGCAGGTGAATACATTAACGAGTATGGTGGATATCCAACACAATGATGGACATAGGTTTTAGTATTGGTGGTTACAACATTAAGGGCTGGATGGTTGCAGTAGCACTTCCAGTTCTTTCTTCTGTTGCAGGTGGTGTGTACTGGTCTTATGATACAGTACAACGCTTCTATGGAGTTGAGGCTGGTATTGCAGAGGTTGTAGAGAAGTCTGCATCCTTTGATGTTAAAGCAGGAGCACTAACCACTCGTGTTACTTCTGTTGAGACTACAGCCCAGCGCAACCTTACTGAGGTCAATACTAACTTAGGGTCAGATATAGGCTCACTAGAAGCAAGACTTACATCTCGTATTCAAACTCTAGAGCAAGCTATCCTAGACAATGATGTACGTGGTCTAAACCAGAAGCTTGCACAGTTATCTACAAACATGTCTCAGATCCTTGAACAGCAGAAAGTGCTTTTAGACTTGCGTAGTCAGGTGGATAAGGCTACAACTATTACAGATGGACTAGGTAATACTCTTGATACGCTAAAGACAGAAGTCGATGACATCTGGAAAGCGTATGATGAACTAGTCGATAATCCACTATAAGGAATATACTATGGCACGTAGCCTCACAGAAAACCAACAGAAGTTCCTAGAAGTATTGTTTGACGATGCTGGTGGTGACGTTGTATTAGCTAAACGCCTTGCTGGATATAGTGAGAACACTCCTACACGTTTAATTGTTGAAGCTCTTAAGGATGAGATTGCAGACGCTACACGCTCTTACTTCTCACGCTCTGCACCAAAGGCTGTTATGGCTCTTGTTGGTGCTTTGTCTGATCCTACTGAGTTAGGCATAAAAGAGAAGATGGCTGCAGCTAAGGACTTGCTTGATCGTGCAGGACTTGGTAAGGTGGATAAAGTAGATGTTACTTCTAATGGGGGTGGTATCTTTTATCTGCCACCAAAAGAAGGTAATAACGAGTAACTTTGCCTAGATATGATTATGATAGAGACTTAGGGTTTTGGGAACTACCAAAGCCTTTTAAGGGTAAACAGAAAGAGTGGCACGTAATAGCTCGTGTTACTTTAAGGCAAGTACCCTTTGGTTACAGAATACACCCAGAAGATGAAAAGCTCTTAGAGCCTATTCCTGAAGAGTTAGAAGCATTAGAGCTTGCCAAGCGTCACTTAAAGCAGTACTCTTACCGTGAAGTATCACAATGGTTAAGTAAGACTACAGGACGTTACATCTCACACATGGGATTGCATAAGAGAGTAAAAGTTGAGCAAAAACGTAAGACATCAGCTGCAATTAAACGCAAGCTTGCCAGAAGGCTCCAAGAAACGCTCACGCAGATCGAAAAGCTTGAAGAAGGTCGTGTCGGAAGCTACAGTATCCGCGAAGATTGAAGAAAAGCATTCAGTACCTGCTACAGCTAAGGCTGATGACTTTGACGTAGAGTTTGCACAAGAGGTTGTCTTCAAGCCGAATCCCGGCCCACAGACAGACTTCCTGAGTGCATCAGAGCGTGAAGTGTTATACGGCGGTTCAGCTGGTGGTGGTAAATCATACGCTATGCTTGCTGACCCTCTACACGGATTAAACCATCCTCACTTCTCAGGATTGCTTGTACGACATACTACAGAAGAACTAAGGGAACTTATACAGAAATCACAGGAGCTATACCCTCGTGCAGTACCCGGTATCAAATGGTCAGAGCGTAAGTCGCAATGGACTTCTCCTCAAGGAGGTCGCCTATGGATGTCTTATCTGGATAAGGATACAGACGTTACCCGCTATCAAGGTCAGGCCTTTAACTGGATTGGCTTTGACGAACTTACACAATGGTCTAGCCCTTACGCTTGGGATTATATGAGATCTCGCTTGAGATCTGCACACTCTAATGAACTTGGCCTCTACATGAGAGCCACTACAAACCCCGGAGGAAACGGACATAGTTGGGTTAAGAAAATGTTTATCGACCCTGGAATTGCTAGTAAAGCGTTCTGGGCCACACATGTCGAATCTGGTGAAACGATTAGGTTCCCTAAAGGTCATAGTAAAGAAGGCCAGCCTCTATTTAAGAGACGCTTTATTCCTGCCTCTCTATTTGATAATCCGTACTTGGCTGAATCTGGCGACTATGAAGCGATGCTTCTCTCTCTGCCAGAGCATCAGCGTAAGCAGCTACTTGAAGGTAACTGGGATGTTAATGAGGGTGCCGCTTTTCCAGAGTTTGATCGCAAGATACACGTCATTGAACGCTTCGACATCCCTGAGTCTTGGACAAGGTTTCGCGCTTGTGATTACGGGTATGGCTCTTACACTGGTGTTATCTGGTTTGCTGTAAGCCCTGATGAACAACTAATCGTATATCGTGAGATGTATAACTCTAAAGTTACTGCTTCTGACCTTGCTGATTTGATACTTCAAGCTGAAGCAAATGATGGTGGCATACGTTATGGAGTACTTGATAGCTCCCTCTGGCACAATCGTGGTGATACTGGGCCTTCACTGGCTGAACAAATGATCCACAAGGGGTGCCGCTGGCGTCCCTCAGATCGTTCAAGAGGCTCACGTGTAGCAGGTAAGAACGAAATACACAGACGCTTACAAGTAGATGAGTTTACTAAGAAGCCTCGCATTGTTTTTATGGACAACTGTACAAACACCATTGCACAATTACCTAGCATCCCACTGGACAAGAGAAACCCAGAGGATGTTGATACTAACGCAGAGGATCACTTGTATGACGCTCTACGTTACGGCATTATGACAAGACCACGCAGCAGCATATGGGATTTCAACCCAGCAAAACAACGCTCAGGTTTCCAAGCAGCAGACCCAAGCTTCGGCTATTAAGGAAGAAAGAACATGGCAGAGATTAACGACCTTTCGTTTGAGACAGACGATGTAACAGCAGCAGAGGATACCAAGGATAGTATCTTTGAAGAAGCCTCTAGTGTTGTTTCTTTTGTTCAATCACGGTTCACACGTTCTGAAGACTCACGGCGTTCAGATGAAGAGCGTTGGCTTAAAGCATACCGCAACTATCGTGGCCTCTATAGCTCTAGCGTAAAGTTTACTGACACTGAGAAGTCTCGTGTGTTTGTTAAGGTAACTAAAACCAAGACACTTGCTGCTTATGGTTCTATTACAGATGTACTATTCGGTAACAACAAGTTCCCTATGACGGTTGACCCTTCTGTACTTCCAGATGGAGTAGCAGAGTCAGTACACATTAACATTGACCCTAATGCTGCCGCTGCTGGTGATGCACTTAAAGCTGTGACACAACAACCTGCTCCTAGACCTTATCTTATAGGCCCTGACACTAAGCTATTGCCGGGTGAGACACTTAATGACCTATCTGCACGTTTAGGCCCTCTGTCAGGTAAACTAGGCCCTGTTAGTGATAAGCTAATTGAGGGTGACGGTACTACACCAAGCACAGTTACATTTCATCCTGCATTGATTGCAGCTAAAAAGATGGAAAAGAAGATCCATGACCAGCTAGACGAATCCGGTGCATCTGTGCATCTACGTTCTATGGCCTTTGAGATGGCTCTACTTGGAACAGGTGTCATGAAAGGCCCCTTTGCTGTAGATAAAGAGTATCCTAACTGGGATGAAGATGGTGAGTATTCACCTATCGTTAAAACAGTACCACAAACAAATCACGTATCATGCTGGAACTTCTACCCTGATCCAGAAGCTGCTTCTATGGATGACGCAGAGTACATTATTGAACGCCATAAGATGTCACGCACACAACTTCGTGGCCTTAAAAACCGTCCATACTTCATGAAAGATGCTATGGACACTGCTATCTCCAAAGGCCCTGACTATGTGCAGAAGCACTGGGAAATGGCTATGGAAGATGATGAAGCTACTCCTGAGTCAGAGCGCTGGGAAGTGTTGGAGTTCTGGGGTTTTGTAGATGTAGACATTCTTGAAGAGCATGGTGTTAAGATACCTCGTGAGTATAAAGACTTAGATGAGCTTAACTGTAACATCTGGACATGTAATGGAGAAGTATTACGTTTTGTACTCAATCCATTTAAACCAGCACGTATCCCATACTATGCAGTACCTTATGAGCATAACCCTTACAGCTTCTTTGGTATCGGCATTGCTGAGAACATGGATGACACGCAGACCTTGATGAATGGCTTTATGCGTATGGCTATTGACAATGCTGCTCTATCTGGTAACCTCATTATTGAAGTAGATGAGACTAACCTTGTTCCTGGACAGGACTTAAGTGTGTACCCGGGAAAAGTGTTTAGGCGTCAAGGGGGTGCCCCGGGTCAAGCAATCTTTGGCACCAAGTTCCCCAACGTAGCCCAAGAAAACATGCAACTCTTTGATAAAGCACGAGTACTTGCTGATGAGTCTACTGGTTTCCCTAGTTTTGCTCATGGTCAAACGGGAGTCAGTGGTGTTGGACGTACTGCTTCTGGTATTAGTATGCTTATGTCTGCTGCTAATGGTAGTATCCGTGCAGTAGTTAAGAACGTTGATGACTATCTTATACGACCAATGGGTAAGGCATTCTTTGCATTTAACATGCAGTTTGACTTTGATGAGTCTATTCGTGGTGACTTAGAAGTTCGCGCATCCGGTACAGAGAGCCTTATGGCTAATGAAGTACGCTCACAACGATTAATGCAGTTCCTGCAAGTAGCACAGAACCCAGTATTAGCTCCCTTTGCTAAGATGGACTACATCATTCGTGAGATTGCTAAGTCTATGGATCTTGATCCCGATAAGGTTACTAACTCTATGCAGGATGCTGCTATCCAAGCTGAGATCCTCAAAGGCTTCCAGACGCCACCTCCGGCCCCTACAGGCCCTGAAGGCGTTCCAATGCCCCAAGGTGGCCCAGCGCCACAAGGACAAGGCCCAGCAGGTGTACAGGACACTACAGGAAGCGGCGGTGCTCAGATGGGCATAGGTACAGCACCAACTCCGGGCGAACAAGGGTTCAGTGGTAATGTCGCTTAAGAAGCTAGTAAACGATAAAGAACTATGGGATGCATTTACTCAAGAGTTAGATGAGTGCATCTCACAGCAACACAAGAGTATTGAGAACATATCTGATCCTGTAGAAGTGTATCGCGCTCAAGGTAAGATCTCAGCATACCGTAACTTGAAGTACTTGAGGGACAAAGTGAATGGCTGATATAGATAACCAAATGGAAGAAGCTCTACGTTCTTCTATGAACAGCGGCTCCCTACAGTCTAAAGAAGAACAGAAGGCAGCACAGGCTGAGCTTAAAGTTTTTACTGACCAGAGAAACAGCGTAGACTTTACCCTTAAGGATGCTGCTACCTTTGTTGCTGAGATGACACCTATTGTTGGTGACGCTATGGCAGCTAGAGAAGTCTATGATGAACTACAGAAAGATGAACCTAACTACTACTTAGCGGGTGCGCTGGGCGGTGCTGCACTTATAGGGCTTATTCCCGGTGTAGGTGATATAGCTGCTAAGGCTATTAGGAAGGGTGCTAAGGAAGTATTTGATGTAGCCAAGCGTGTAGAGGTTGACCCTAATGCTATGGGTTCTGGTCTTGGCAATGTTAAGTTAAAGCCTAAAGAAATAGAGCTACCTCCTGCTGAAAACTCCGCTAAAACGCAAATATCAGGAACCCTTCCTACTTACAAGAAAGCGGATACACTACTAACTGAGCTATCAGGAGAAGGTAAAACGCTAGACTTTGGTGCAGGCTTAGGCCTGTCAAAGAAAGAGCTTGGCTTTGATACGTATGAACCTTTTCCTAAGGCTGACTTTACGCCTGACTTCAGCAACCCTTCTGACATACCATCAAACTCGTATAGTAAAGTTACTAATCTAAACGTACTAAACGTAGTACCAAGAGATGTTAGAGACACTATTGTACAGGATATTGGACGTATACTTGAGCCTAATGGTAGGGCCGTTATAACTACACGTGGTAGGGATGTAATGGCTGCTAAGGGTAAAGCTGGCCCAGAACCTATGTCTATTATAACCTCTTCAGATACTTATCAAAAAGGCTTTACACAGCCTGAGCTTAGATCCTACATAACAGACACACTGGGAGATGGCTTTGCAGTAACCAACAATAAGCTGGGTGCAGCTGGTGTTACAGTACATAAGCTACCTACACAAAACTTCAACGAAGGCGGAATAGTAATGGATGATCAAACAAGACAGGCCTTCGCACTAGGTGGCTTAGCAGAAGATGTAGACCCAGTGTCAGGCAATGAAGTGCCAGTAGGTTCTATGCCAGAAGAAGTACGAGATGATATTCCTGCTCAACTGAGTGAAGGTGAGTATGTTGTACCTGCTGATGTAGTACGCTTCTTTGGTGTTAAGTTCTTTGAGGACATTCGTGCTGAAGCTAAACAAGGCTTTGCTCAGATGGAAGCTAATGGTCGTGTAGGTGGTGAGCCTGTTAGTGGTATGGAAATGGGTGGCGATGAGTTACCCTTTGATGTATCAGAACTACAGATGGTTGACGATGGAGAGCCAGAACAGCCTATGATGAATAAGGGTGGTTACATTTCTGGTTATGCTGCAGGTGGTTTTAATCCTTATAGCAGCATTGGTGGTGGCTTTGAGATTCGTACCTACATTGGCCCTGATGGTCAAAAGCAATACATACAGTTTATGAATGGTTCACCTATTTCCCCTATTCCTGCAGGTTACACTCCTGAAGCAGCTGTTGCAGAACAAGTAGCTGAACAGGTTGCTACTTCTGCTTCTACAGGTACTACTGCACCCTCTTCCTCTCAATTAAGTGAAGATAGAGGTACTTATACTGGTGGAGATGATTCACAAGAACCCCCTGAATCTATTGATTGGGCAAACCCAGATGAAGGTACTCCTGAAAAGTTCCAAGAAGTAATGGGACAAATGACGGGTACGGGTAGTACAGTATTTACTGGTTTAGCTACATTGGTTGGTGGCCCCTTGATGGGACTAGGTATAAAAGGTATGATGAAGTTACAAAGTAACGCTATGCTTAAAGGTATACAATCTCAGCTTGATAACCCTGACATTGGTGAAACGCAAAGGATTAAACTAACGCAGATTCAATACCAAATGCAAGGTAAAGATGAAAACGGTAATGACAAGCCAGAAATAAAGAACTTGGCTAACTTGTTTGACGGGGATACATATAAAGGTAACAGCCTATCAGAGAGCATAGCTAATATGTTCACTGCAAAAGATGGCAAGTCTTACAGGAATGGTCAACTTGTAGATGACGTGACAGGTGCGGTTCTTGAGCCAGGTATTATGAATAGCACCAGCAATGATAACAATACACCTCCAGCTGCTGCAGTAGCAACTACTGTTGCACCTATAGTAGATAATAACGATAACAACAATGGCGGTAGCTACACTGGCGGCAGTAGCCCAAATCTAGGATATAGCTCATCAACACCTATAGCTGATGCAAGACCCGTAGCAAGAACCCCTTCCGCTACAGGGTCTGGTGTTGGAGCCTCTGGCCCAGCTGGCGGTGGTAATTGGTCACCCTCTACTAAAAAGAAAAAACAGTATCTTGGTAACAGTGGAAAATAATAAGAGGGTCTACAAGTAACACTACAAGACTACCCATATAACTATAAGGCTACCCAGCTACGGCTGGCCCCAACATAAGGAGAAAAACATGTCGGAAGCCCAACTGCAGACTGATTCTGCGTCACACCAACGAAATACAAACCGTGTTATGCGGGATGAAGAGGAACTAAAAGCCCTACTCAAAGAAGCGGGGGTAGTTACAGAGGCAGCAGATGAAGAAGCTGAAGAAACCACCCAAGAGGAACCCGATAGCACGGAGCCTGTCGAACCCAGTGTTCAGGCAGAGAGTAGTTCCGAACAAGAAGAAGAACCAAAAGCCGAAGCACAAGATGAAGATCTAAGTGCAGAGGAAAAGAACTTCAAGAAGCGTTATGGTGATCTACGGCGGCACACTCAAGAGAAAGAGAAAGAGTTCCAAGCACAGCTGGATAAACTCACATCTCAACTTGATGCAGCATCAAAGAATGAGCTTGTACTACCTAAGTCAGAAGATGAAGTAGAAGCTTGGGCTAAGAAGTACCCAGATGTTGCTGGTATGGTAGAAGCTATTGCTGATAAAAAAGCTAATGAACGCTCCTCTGAGCTAGATAGTCGCCTTAAAGAGATTGAGAAGTTACGCACACAGGCTCGTAGAGAGAAGTCCGAAGCAGAGCTTATGTCTATGCACCCCGACTTTGCACAGATACGCTCTGATGACGCCTTCCACAAGTGGGCAGAGACACAGCCTAAAGTGGTACAGGATGCACTATATGAGAATGTAGATGATGTTAAGTCTATTGCACGTGTACTAGATCTGTATAAGTCAGATAACGGCATCAAGACAAAGAAAGTTACCTCTACTGCTGATAAGGATGCAGCTACCTCAGTTAAAGGTAAACGCACCGTAGTAGATGCAAATGACTCTTCAACCTACCTCAGAGAATCACAGGTAGCGAAGATGTCTATTAAAGAATACGAGAAGCGTCAAGACGAGATTATAGACGCTCAACGTAAAGGCAAGTTTATTTACGATATGTCAAAGAAATAGTTTGACATTCCTTGATTAGTAGATAAAACTATAGGCATGTACATTGTTAGGTGATAACCCTTTGTACATGCTTTTAACTAAGCACTCCCACATAAAAGAACTACCTCCAATTATAGGCCCAGCGCTCCAAGGGTGGCAATCCTAAGAGCAACGCTGACTACCCTAATAAGAAGAGCCTCTTTTCAGTGAATATGTAGTGTCTATCCCCTAAGCCACATATCTTTGAAAGGATTTTCTCATGGCTATTACTTCCGCATCAGGCGGCTTTAACGGTAGCTGGTCCCCAGTTATTTATTCCAAGCAGGCACAGATTGCTCTACGCAAATCTGCCATCACTAACGCAATCACAAACAACTCTTACTTTGGTGAGATTGCTAACCAAGGCGACACAGTTCGCATCCAGAAAGAGCCAGACGTAACTGTTAACGCTCTGCAACGTCACACAGGTATCTCAGTAGAGAAACTTGACGACACTGACTTCTCTTTGACCATCGACAAAGCCAACTACTTTGCTTTCAAAATGGATGACATTGAAGATCAATTCGCAAACGTAGACTTCTCATCTTTGGCAGCAAATCGTGCAGCCTATAAGATGGCTGACGCAATGGACCAAGACTGCTTGTCTTACCTGTCAGGTCACACTACTGCAGGCGCTTTCATCACTTCCACTTCTGGTGATGCACAGCACGCAACAGCTGGTTCTTTAACTGGTGAATTGTTTACTGCAAACCACTTGGACGCAACTGACTTCGGTTCGTTGGGTACAGCTGACTCCGCTTCAACAGCTTATGCTAATGGCGATTCCATTCCTCTTGCTCCACGTCTTCCAGGCGCAACAGCGTTGTCTACAGCGACTGTTTCTCCTTTGACTGTTCTTGCACGTATGGCACGTCAGATGGACACAGCTAATGTGGACTCTCGTGGGCGTTATGTCGTTCTTGACCCGGTGTTTATTGAGATGCTCAAAGACGAGGATTCTCGCGTAATGAATGCCGACTTCGGTGGTACAGGCCTTATGAACGGCTTGGTATTGAACAACCTGCACGGCTTCCGTGTTTATGTGTCCAATAATCTTCCTAAGAAGGGCTCAGGCGCCGGAACTTCTGGGGCTTTGGCACAGGACGTAAACTTTGGCGTGATTGTTGCTGGTCAAGACGAAGCTTGCGCTTCTGCTGAGCAGATCAACAAAGTAGAGAACTACCGTGACCCAGACAGCTTTGCTGACATTGTTCGTGGTATGCATCTATATGGTCGCAAGATTCTTCGTCCAGAAGCTCTTGTAACAGCACACTATAACGCTGCTTAATCTAACTAAAGTCGGGGCTGGCCTAGTGCTGGCCCCTTCCCTCTTACCTTAAGGCATACAACAATGGCTACTTATATTACATTAGTAAATGATTTGCTTCGTAGGCTTAACGAGGTTAGTATTAACACTACCGACTTTGATACAGTAAGAAACATCCAAGCCATAGCTAAGGATGCTATAAACTCATCAGTACGTGAGATACTGCAAGAGGCCCAAGAGTGGCCCTTCACGATAGTTACATATACACAAGCATTAACAGTAGGCACAGGAACTTATGACTTCCCTGCAGACTTCTCTAAGGTAGATTGGGAAACCTTTTACCTCAAGTCTCTGGATGGATCAACCCCTTCGCCGCTACCCGTACTAACATATGAAATGTATCTTCAATCTTACCGTGCTAGTGATGATAGCAGCGGTGAAGCAGGATACAATCTTCCTACATGCGTCTATAAAACACAGGAAGATAAGTTTGGTATTACACCCCTTCCTGACAAAACATATAGCATTGAGTATCGTTACTGGAAATACCCAGAAGACTTATCACTTGCTGATGACGTGTGTGTTATACCTTCTAGGTTTAAGCATATCCTTATTGATGGTGCTATGATGTACATGATGCGTTTCCGCTCTAACGAACAGTCTGCTAACATCCATCAAGATAAGTTTACAAAAGGCATTAAGTCCATGCGTAGGTTAATTGTTGATAGTCCTACCCAACTATACTCCACTGTAACTGGTGGCTTTCAGAGTTCTACCGCACCTAAGAAAAGCTTCTTCTAAATGGATAACCTAAAAACTCACCTTACAGTTTGTGCAGGTGGTCTTGTAACTAACGTAGACCCTCTCACGCAGGCATCTGCTATGAGTGGCAGCGCTATACGTATGATTAACTACGAGCCATCTCTTTCTGGTGGCTATCGGCGCATTAGTGGATACCTTAATGACTATGGTACTGTCGCAGGTACAGGCTCTATTCTTGGTGTTAATGTAAATGCTAATATAAATGATGGTATTTTTGCTTGCAGGAAACCTTCTTCTGGGTATAACTATCTACACAAGTGGAATAACAGTACGACTAGCTGGGATGCAGTGACATCCGCTGGTACACCTAACATGACAAACGTTTCTCGTGTACGGTTTATTAATTATAACTGGTCATCGGAGAGTATGCTTCTAACTGATGGTGTTAATCCTGCAGCTGTTTATGATGGCACTACTTATACCGCTCTTACTCATGCAAATGCTCCTACTAACCCAAAGTATTCAGAAGAGTTTGCTTCTCATGTATTTCTAGCAGGAGACTCTGCAGATACACAGATACTTCACTTCAGCGCCCCTTTAAATGCTGTAGACTTTAGCCCAGCCAATGGTTCAGGTGTTATCAACGTAGGCTACAAGATAACAGCCATCAAAAGGTTTCGTAATGAGTTATACATCTTTGGTGCGAACAGTATTAAGAAGCTTGTAGGCAATAGCATAGCTGATTTTCAGTTACAGAGTGTAACATCTAACCTTGGTTGTGTTGCCCCTGACTCCGTAGTAGAGTTTGGTGGTGATCTACTCTTCTTGGGGCCAGACGGTATTCGTCCTATTTCTGGCACTGACCGCATTGGTGACGTTGAACTTGCCCCCGTATCTAAAGAGATTCAAGACATTTTTGACAGGTACTACTTGTCTGAGGAAGTCTCAGATGTTAGTATTGCAGTAATACAAAAAAAGTCTCAGTTCCGGTTCTTCTTTAAGAATGATTCATCTCTCTCCCTTATTGGTGCTATTCGTAAGAGCCAAGGTAAGCAGAGTATTTTTGAGTACAGCCAGCTTATTGGCATAGAAGCTAACTGTGTAGCTAGTGGTTACATTGGGCAGTTTGAACATGTGATACATGGGGATACCGCAGGTAAAGTTCATAGGCAGGAACGTGGTGTTTCTTTTGCAGGAGGGGATATATTTAGCCTATATCAAACACCCTACTACTACATGGAAGACCCTGAGGTACGTAAAAACATCTACGACATTAACACATACATGAAGTCAGAAGGTACTACAGAAGTATTTGTAGGTGTCTCATATGACTATGATGACATTAATACTAACAACCCTACAACCTATGACTTTTCTACACAAGGTGCAGCTGCACTATACGGCACAGCTATCTACGGTTCTGGTGACATCTATGATGGTAATCCGTCCCCTAAGAAGCAAACAAGCATATCAGGCTCTGGTAAATCGGTTTCTATCAGTTATGTTACTAACAATCAAAGTGCAAGCCATACTATTCAAGCCATTACGCTTACTTATGGCATAGCAGACAGGAGATAAACCGTGGCAGGTTATACAAGACAATCTACAGCAGACATCATCCCCACCGCAACGCTACGGGCTGCTCCAATCAACGCTGAGTATAATGCTCTACGTGATGCATTCGCTGCATCTGGTGGTCACAAGCATGATGCCAGTACAGGTGAAGGTGGCTACGTTCCTCTTATCGCAGACGTAGATGCTAATAACAAAGTACAGGTTAATACAGGCTCCAATACAGTAGACTTCTACGTTGAAGTATCTGGTGTACCTGTTCAGCAAATCAGTGTTCGAGATGGTGTATTACGCCCTATTACAGATAATGACATTGACCTTGGGGCGTCTGGTGCAGAGTTTAAAGACCTGTACATTGACGGTATTGGCTACATTGACACACTGGCTGTTCACGAGAATGCTACAATAGCTGGTACACTTAACGTAACTGGGGTTATCACTGCTCCAGCTGGTGTCGTAGCTAATATCACAGGCAACCTCACTGGTAACGTAACAGGTAATGTTACAGGTAATCTAACTGGTAATGTAACGTCCTCTGGTACATCTACCTTTGCTGACCTTGATGCAGTTGACCTATCTGCTACAGGTACAACAGTTATTACATCTGGTGACATTAACTCAGGTACTATTGATAACTCAGTAATTGGTAACGCTACTCCTGCTGCTGGTACATTTACTACCCTTACAGCCAACACAAGCCTTACAGCTGCTACTGCCGATATTAATGGCGGTACTGTAGATGGCGCTACTATTGGTGCTAATAGCGCATCTACTGGTGCCTTCACTGCACTATCAGCCACAGGTACATCTACTCTTTCTACTGTAGATATTAATGCTGGTGCCATAGACGGAACTACTATTGGTGCTTCTACACCCGCAGCTGGTAGCTTTACCACTGTGTCTACAACAGGGCAAGCTACACTAGCTTCTGTTGATATTAATGGTGGAGCTATTGATGGGGCTACTGTCGGGGCAACAACTGCTTCTTCCGGTGCATTCACCACTGTAACGGCTTCTGGTGGCGTCACAGGCGCTCTTACAGGCAACGTAACTGGTAATGTAACTGGTAACGTAACTGGTGCGATAACGGGCAATGTAACTGGTGATCTGACAGGTAACGTAACTTCAGCTGGTACATCTACATTCAATAACGTGACCATCGACGGTACGTTAAATATGAATGCTGGTACTACAGCCACGATCACTAACCTTACTGATCCCACTAATGCACAGGATGCAGCCACTAAAGCCTATGTAGACACAGGTATCTCTAACCTTGTAGCTTCTGCCCCCGGTACGCTTGATACATTAAACGAACTGGCTGCAGCCCTTGGCGATGACGCAGCCTTCAGCACCACAGTAACTAACAGCATTGCTACTAAGCTTCCACTAGCTGGTGGTACAATGTCTGGTGCCATTGCTATGGGTGCCAATAAAGTAACTGGTGTTACTGATCCTACAGCGGCACAGGATGCTTCCACTAAAGCCTACACAGACGCACAACGTGATACCCGTGTAGCTAAATCAGGCGATACGATGTCTGGCAACCTAGCAATGGGTTCCAATAAAGTTACTGGCCTTGCTGCTCCTGTGGACGCAAACGATGCAACTTCTAAGACATATGTAGATGGCATCTTAGGTTCGGCTACTGTCGCCGCAACATCTGCAACAAACGCTGCTACCTCAGAAACCAATGCTGCAACAAGTGCAACTAACGCATCTAACTCAGCAAGCGCAGCAGCTACCAGTGAGACTAACGCCGCTGCCTCATTTGATGCATTTGATGATAGATACCTTGGCGCTAAGTCTTCTGCACCTACAGTAGACAATGACGGTGATGCTTTGGTTATTGGGGCGCTCTATTTCAACAGTACAACGGCAATCATGTACGTTTATGGTTCAGGTGGCTGGCAAGCTGCTGGCTCATCTGTGAATGGTACATCAGATCGTCAGACATATACTGCTACAGCAGGTCAGACTGTCTTTGCTGCAACATATGATACTGGTTATGTAGATGCGTACCTTAACGGTGTAAAGCTTATTGCTGGTACTGACTTCACTGCTACTTCTGGTACAAATATTACACTTTCTACAGGTGCAGCAGTTAATGATACAGTAGACATTGTAGCTTACGGTACATTCGTACTAGCAGATCACTATACTAGCACACAGTCTGATGCACGTTACCTTCAAATATCTGGCGATGGTAGTACTGGCAATCTGTCAGTTACAGGTAATATCTCTATCACTGGCACTGTAGATGGACGTGATGTCGCTACAGACGGTACTAAGCTAGATGGTATTGAGGCATCTGCCGACGTTACTGACGCAACTAACGTAACCGCTGCTGGCGCACTGATGGACAGTGAGGTCACTAACTTAGCTCAGGTCAAGGCATTTAGCTCCTCTGACTATGCCACAGCCGCCCAAGGCACTACTGCTGACGCTGCCCTGCCTAAAGCTGGCGGGACTATGACGGGCGCTTTGGATGTCCAAGGCACAGTGACGGCTGATGGGCTGACTGTGGATGGTAGTGCTGTAATAAACAACGCAGCTAGTATAGGTTATGGTGGTGATTTAGTTCTTACTTTGAACGATACCGCAAATGATTATCCAATGCTTCGTTTTACAGGAACATCAGGTGGTTTGTTTGCAGTGCGTTCTGAGGGAAACAAGAGTTTAAAGTTCTATGAGGACACAGGATCATCTTTAAAATCCAGAATGTATATTGCTGAAGGCGGCGACATCAGCTTCTACGAGGACACAGGCACGACGCCAAAATTCTTCTGGGACGCTAGTGCTGAATCGTTGGGCATTGGGACGAGTTCGCCTAGTTCATTTAACGGCGGTGCAAACAACCTTGTA